GAGCAATGAGGCTGATCCGGCCCAACGCCCAAGCATTTCTAGTCAGTCAGGATTCCAATCCGAGTTCTTTTTATCTAGCTCTACTTTTAAACAAGATAACGTCACTCGCCAACCACCTGGTTATATCGGGCGCCCTGGGGCTGGAATGCGTGTTCCTCGCGTTATCGCTAATTTGGAACCGACAGACCGAGTTGGATTTATTACACCCAATGCGGTTAGTACAGACCAAGCTAGATACGCTGAACAACTACGCAGCGAAATCCGCCTGGCATTGGGCGGCATTGATGATCTGAGTATCACTAACGTTACGGCGACTGAGATTAAATCAGCTTATGGACGTGTTAGCGCTACCGCGAAAAAGAAATGTCTGATGCTTTATACATACGGAATCTGCCGTTGTTTTGAGCTGATGATCTTCCAGGAAGAGCAAATCTTCCGTAAATCTCTTGCGTATGCGTCAAATATTAAATATCCAGTCCCACCTGAAGACATAGAAGATGAAGCTGCGTTAACAAAATACGAGAAGCAGCTAGCGAGTTATGAGAAAAAGCTTCAAAAAGCTCTTGATCAAGTTATAGAGACAAAAGAAATTCCACCTGGTGTTTTAGGTTTAGCGCCAGATGGCGATCGAACTGTTCTTTGGCGCTGGATGGGACCAGTTTATGAAGATACGGCTCAAGACAAGTTGAATCAATCTATCTTTACGAGGAACCTACAGGAGTTAGGGGTTGATAGCATTGAAGCACTGAAGTATTTATTCCCTTCGAAAACGGATGACGAAATCGCGGGCATGCTCTCCGGTTTCCCATTCCGAATGGTAGGGGAAGTACAGAGGGCCTACTCCGCATTCATTGATCTAGTCAATCAAGAGATGCGGACACCACATCCGCAGCAACCAAACCTACCAATGGCTGCGGATCCGAGACTCGATCTCACTCCCTTCCTTTACCGAACACTCGAAAGCCTACAAAAAGAGGTAACTTATGCAGGCCGATACCGCAATGCCGACCCAATCGGCACCCCAAGTATCCCCGACCCAGCCGAGCAGCTACGGGGCTCCGGTGGCGCAGACGGCGGCACAAGCGCCAGCGGTTCAAACGAACTCCCAGTGGGTGGCACCATACCAGCAGGCGGTGGCCCCAGCCCCGCAAATGCAGGCCCAGATGGGGGTGAGCCAGTACCCGTCAACCCCTACAGCGTCGTACCCCCAAGCGTACCAGGCGGCTCCACAAGCGGAGAATCCGTACAAGGAGGCGTTCAATCGGGTGGTGGGGCTCCTGAGTTCGCCCGTCCAATTCCCATTCCAGGGTCAACAGTACAGTCAGAACCAGGAGTACGACCAGGCCAATTACGCTTCCCCACAAACTCCCCAATACAACAATTGGGAGACGGGGACCTATACGCCTGGGACCAACAACAGCCAGGAGTACTGGGACGACTCTTCCCAAACTTCGTCGGAAATAACGGAGGAAATGCTCCTAGCCAACGGAGTAAGCGAGGAAAGTCTTGATGTTCTGGACCACTTTGGTGCTGATGCTCCTGCGGTTCTGAACGATTACGCTTGTGCTGTTGAAGATCAACTGATCTATACCAACGAGCGTTTACAAGAAGCCATCGGTCTTCTGCAAGAGCTGTCTAATGAGCACCAGGCTTATGAGACAATTCTCACCAACCCCGATATCCTCGCTGATTACACCTGCGAGTTCTTCGGTGAAAATGGTCCGTACCCGATCCCCGATTCGGAAATTGGTTACGGCCGTCCTCAGGCACAGGCAGTCGGTACCCAGTACCAGCGTCCCAGTGCACCTGAGCGTCCTCAGATGCCTGTTCCCCCACAGCCCCAGGCTCAAGGCAATCCTGAAGCCTTCTGGAACAACTTCGGTGCTTTAGCAGAGCGAGATCCCTCCAATGCTTGGCGCTATCTGAATTCTGCTCAGCAGAATCCTGAGGTGTTCCGTCAAAAGCTTCTGGTGATGGAGTGATTCCAAGAATCCTTAAACCGAAGTAACTGAATGTAAAATAAGAGGTAGCAATGCTACCTCTTTTTATTTGCGAGATTAGTTATGGCTCCTAAAAAGGGTAGCGCCAGAGACCGTACACAGCAATTTTTGGCCAGCGTTGGGACTGCAGGCGGCCCCATTGGTTCTGAAGGTTTGGTCACTTTTGGTGCTACAGACTTAGTTAATCAAGTTCAATCCGGCAACATTGATCAATACGCAGTGATGCGTGCTGCTGACGGTGGAATGATTGTTGGTCAGCCTGGCGCACAGCCTCCAGCCATGCCACGCGATCTCGATGGTTCTTATTTAAAGTTGAATTTACCGGGATCCCCTTTACCTCGGCTTGGTCTTTTAGCACCTCAACTTCAAAATGCCGCTGAGATGACTCAAAATCAGATTATTGCAAATGAGCAATACATGATGGCAGCTGCACGTCCACAAACCGGACTGCTGCCAGTTGGACTTGAGATGCCAATGGCAAACAAAAAAAGGAGCAAGTAATGTCTAAGTCTAATCCCCAAAAAGCAGTTAAAAAGTCTAAAGCCCGGAAGCGTCAAGGTGGTGCCGCAACCACAGAACTTGAGATGGCACTTCGCTTAGCACAGCAGGCTCAAGTTTTAGACCCAGAAATTCAAGCTGAAATGGTAGACATGCAGCCAGCCGATGGTTATATCAACCCATGCGGCAACATTGGTTATATGCCACCGATGAGATATTCCCCTGGGAATATGATTGATGGTTACATGTCTGGCCAGATGGTCAATCCAGAAACTTAAATAAACCGGATTGATAAACACAGGGTATAATTTTATCAATGGGACGGAAGTTCCAGGCCCGCAGTAGCACCGAATTTTTTCGTTGGCTCCTGCTCCACGGATCTTCCAGATCCTGGTTTCAGCCACATAACCCGCTGAATTACCAACATGTTCATCGATAGCTAACTCAGATCCTGATAGGTGATCCCTTTTATGATTTGATAAATGGCTAAATGGTTGCAATTAAACTTCTCTGCTATTTTTCTATATGAAAAACCGGCAGATCTTAGTTGTTTAATTTGAGCAACATCTTCTTTGGAAAATTTCCTGAGAGATTTTTTAGCCGAGCCTTTGCTGGCATAACCATTCTTTGAATAACGACCAGCTTTTAAAGCCCTGTCGTAATTCTCTCTTTTGGTAACAACCTCAAGATTGATAAGAGAATTATTTCTTTTATTTCCATCTTTGTGGTCCACCTGGAGAGAATCAGATTTAACTCCATGCAAAGTTAGATCTAGATCTAGAAATGTTATGGCCATCAAAACGTGTATGTGGTAGCGAATCTTTTTTCCATCAACGAAAACAGAAACGCGATCATAAGTACTCGTTGAGCTGATGATGAGTTCTACAAAGCAATCACCTTCTTTTTGATATGGTTGCCCACACTCATCTAAGTAGAGGTTCTCAAATCCAGGCACTAGTTTTGGTTTCACGTTGTTTATAAACAGCTGTTCCAGCACTATAGCACCTAAACTGAGTACTCAACGTTGTCGCCTGATCGGGCAACCGATCAGTGAAAACCGGGTGAATTCAGGGAAGCCCTAACGTAAAGACGAGGGTAATCCTGAGCCAAGCCAACTAAGTTCGTAGTTGGAAGGTGCAGAGACTAGGCGGTGAATGACGCTTCATTCGTAACACGCCATTAGCGCCCGGCACCCTTACAGGGTGAAGAGATAGTCCACCCCTTCAAGAAATTGGAGATCAGGAGAACGACTTTCCCAAGCTGTTGGGTGCGGAGCTGTACCGCCCCCATCCAGCTTATATCGTGGAGATGGCTTGCGAGCCAGTAGTCGTCCACGACTTCACCAAACAGCCTGGTCAGACCGTACAACTCGACCGGTACCGCTTCTGGGGCAACCCTGGTACCAAGACCAGCCGTGAGCGTACCCAGGATCAAACCATCGGTACTGCTAACAGCCGGTCCATCGTGAAGGACAAGGTGCTTGTGTCTCTGCGTGAGTACACCGGCCCTGCTGACCCGAATAACACCACTCTCCCGAGCACCTTCAAAATTGCTCGTGAGACTCTGATGACTGCTCAGCGTCTGCTGCTGGACACCGGGAACCTCAACATGTTCCACCAGTCCATCGGTTCGCTGACACTGCTGGACGATTATCGCCGCTGGCGTGATCGCGTGTTCCTGGACGAGCTGTTCAAAGCTGAGTCCCGTGGCGCCGCTTCCGATAGCCAGGGTGGCTACTACTACCCCAACGGTAAGACCAAGGCTTCGTCCACCAGCCTGAACAGCTACTCCGCTACTGAGTATGCTTCTGAGCGCTTCAAGTTCAACGTCAAGACTGACCTTCTTGAAGTTGTGAAGCAGCTGCGTAAGCGTAACACCCCAGTGTTTGCCGACGGTTACTACCGTTGTATTGCTGATCCTTCCTTTATGAAGGACCTGCGTGCTGACCAGGGCTTCCGCGAAGTGGCACGTTATCCTGGCACTGGCGGCCCTAACCCGCTGCTCGGCATGATGGCTCCTAACGCAGCTATCTATGGTGGCGGTCAGTATGGTCAGGCTCAGTTCCTGGCTGGCGAACCTGTGATGCCTTCTGGCTTCGTGTTCGAAGGTGTTCGTTTCTTCGAGTCCACCAACTTCCCCGACAAGAGTATTTCCGTTGACATCGGTAGCGGTGGCGGTGCTGCAACCCGCACTACCCCTGCTGGTCTGTTCTTCGGTCCTCAGGCTGTCGGCGTGGGTATCGGCGGTCCTAACGCTCAGGTGCTCATCAACAACAACGACGACTTCAGCCGCTTTATCATCCTGATTTGGCAGCTGTACGCCGGTTTCGCGAACCTGAATAAGGACTTCGTGACCACTGCCTTTACCATCGTTGAGTGATAAAGGAGGAACCTAACTAATGGCTGCTTACAAAGAAGAAGCCGGCGCAATTCTCCAGCCCGGCAATCAAATCAACCGCCTCTCCTCGTATAACACCGAAGGTGTCTATGCCTGGCCTGGCGTCGAGGCTTATGAGCTGATTGGCTACGTCAAGATTACTAACCTTGCCGCAGACAAAGCTTCCTACAAGAGCTTCGATATCATCGTCCCCTCGCCTGATCGTCGCCCTGATGATCGCGTGCGTGACAATCGCACCTCCCTGGTGGTGCAAGCTACCGCTGCTCGTCCTGCTTATATCTACGGCGCTTCTATCGCTGTGGCTCAGGACCTGCCCTCCGGTGGCCTGGCTGGCTTCCCTGCCTCCCCTGTGACTGCTGACATCGGTGGTACCTCTACTGAAGGTCTGCTGCTCGGTCCTAACAATGCTGGCGCTCCTTTCGGTGTTCCTGCTACCCAAGCCAACGGTCTCGCCGCCGCTAGCTCGATTGTTTCCGCCACCAGCTCGCTGTTTGCTCAAGGTCTGGAAGACACCACTGTCGCCGACCTGCCCTTCTGGACTACCGTTACCACTGC